CGAGGAAACCAAACGAAGGCTCACCGCCGTAACGCCCAGCGGTAAGTTCAAGAAGCAGGGCAAAGAAGGTCTTGAAACGCATTCGGGCATTCTCTGCATTGACATCGATGCCAAGGACAACGAAGGCGTTGACGTGCTGGCAATCCGTGAGGACGAATTTCTCTACGCTCTGCACAAGTCAACAGGAGGCGAAGGCTATGCGGCTTACTACCGTATCGAACCGGACCGCCACCTGGAAGCGTTCTACGCCCTGGAGAAACGCCTTGCGGACAAGTTCCACATCATCGTGGACCCCGCATGCAAGGACGTAAGCCGCCTACGGTTCGTGAGTTTTGACCCGGACGCATTCATCGCCTCCAAAAATGTGCAGGTGTTTAAGACCTACTTACCCAAGGTCAAGGCCGCACCGGTCCCAAATTTCTATCCCCACGGCGAACACGATGTCGAACACATCCTCCAGCAACTGGAGGCCAAGCGCATTGACCTGACGGATTCCTATGCCGATTGGGTCAAGATAGGGTTTGCCATTGCTGCAAAGTACCATGAGCCGGGGGCCGACCTATTCCATCGTGTTTCGGCACTATCCCCGAAGTACAACCCCGAAGCCTGCGACCGCAAGTACAAGCAACTCTGCCAGTCCAAGCAGAACCAGGTGTCCTTTGCTTCGTTCATGTGGCTCGCCAAGAACGCAGGTGTTGAAATCCAAACCAAGCAGACCAAGCACATCGTGTCAACCGCCAAGTCCCACCGCATGCGGGTCGGGACCAACGGCGGGCCGAAGGACATCAACGCAGCCAGCGAAACCGCAATCCGGATTCTTCGAGAGATTGACCAAATAAACGTGGAGCAGTTGGAAGAAATCGTCGCCAACACCATGGCCCTTGATACTACGGAACTGAAATCCGCTGACACCGAGGACACTCCGCTAAAGCAAATCAAGGCTTACTTGAGGTCATTTGACCTAAAGCGCAACGAGGTGACCCGATGCATCGAACTGAAAGGCGAACCCATTACCGACGTTGATATCAACGATTTGTTCACGGACTGCCTGGAGCAGTTCGGCAAGAAGGAGGTCAACATGCAGTTAATCAACTCAATCATTGATTCAAGCCATACCCCGACCTACAACCCCTTCATGCAGTTCTTCGCCAAGAACGGACACCGGACCCCGACTGGCTGCATCAAAGCCCTAACCGATACCATCGTTGCAACAAATGTGGAACACGCATTCATGCAACTCTGCATCTACAAGTGGCTCTGCTCCGTGGTTGCAAGCATGCACGGGGAATATTCGTTGTCCATCTTGGTCCTGTGCGGGGACCAAGGCATCGGCAAGACCAACTTTTTTCGAAACCTGCTCCCATCGGAACTGCGGTCCTACTACGGGGAATCGAAACTGGATGCCGGGAAGGACGACGAAATTCTCATGTGCAAGAAAATAATCCTGTGCGATGACGAGTTCGGCGGCAAATCCAAGCAGGAGGCCAAGAAACTGAAGGAACTGTCCTCCAAGCAGACCTTTAGCATCCGCAAGCCTTACGGACGGGTCCACGAAGAACTTACCCGGTATGCGGTTCTCTGCGGCACATCCAACGACGAGGAAGTCATCAACGACCTCACGGGTAACCGTAGAATCCTGCCCATCGTGGTGGGGCATATTGATTGGGATGCCTATGCCGCCATCGATAAGACCGACTTGTTTATCGAAGCCTACCACGCCTACAAGACCAACGGAGCAGATGCTTGGCAACTATCCAAGGCCGAAATAACCATGCTGAACGAAAAGACCATCAACAACGTCCAGCCAGCGGTTGAGAAGGAATTGCTATTCAACTATTTTGAGATGCCAAACGAAAAGAACAAAGGCATCGGAGCGGAGTGGCTGACCAACTCCGAAATCAAAAATATCCTTGAATCCTACACCGAGCAAAAAATTAACCCGAACAAACTTGGGGCGGTTCTAAAGTCCATTGGCTGCAAAAAAGTGAGCCGAGCCGAGCGAAACAACCGAGGATGCTACTACATAGTCACTAAATCAAATAGTAGTAACTATTCGCAAGGCGGTGATAATAAGCGACATCCGTACTGACATAGTCACATAGTCACTACAAATGGAATTTTCATTTAAGATATATATAAGCGTGTGCGTGTGTGCGTGTATGTATATATATATATTCTCTATAGAAAAGTAGTGAATGTAGTGACTATGTGACTATAAGTGGCCCCCACGCTATCAAAAACGAAGATTTTAATAGTCACTACTCAAATTTCGCAGTAACTATCAGTAACTATGCTAAGACCCTACCAAACCAAAGCCATTAACATGATGCGGTCAAGCCTTGTTGATGGCAAGAAACACTTGATACTTTGCTCCCCAACTGGAAGCGGCAAGACGGTCATGTTTACTTACATGGTCGCAAGAGCCTTGGAGAAAGGCAAGCAGGCCATCATATTCACGGACCGAGTGGAACTGCTGAAACAATCCAACGGTGCGCTGGACCTGTTCGGAATCAAGCCAACCCTCATTGAGGCCAGCAAGACCCGGCTCGACGTTTCGGGGAATTGTTTCATCGCCATGGCCCAAACCTTCAGTCGTAGGAAGGACGCAGTCGAATACACGGACCTGCTGAACCGGATGGACTTGGTCATCATTGACGAAGCCCACAAGCAGACCTTCAACCCATTGCTGCCATACATCAACCCCAAGGCCGTAGTCATCGGCGCTACCGCAACCCCGCTCCGTCGTGGGAACCAGGAGTGCCTATCCAAGTTCTACGAGGTTCTGCATGTGCCAGTTCAGGTGCAGGAATTAATTGACCAAGGGTTCCTTTCCAACCCCGTGACCTATGGTGCCAACCAAGACCTTTCCGGAATCCGCATGAAGGGGAATGATTACGACACGGAGCAAATGGCAACGGTCTATTCCAAGCGCAGGGTGTTTGACGGCGTTGTCAAAAACTACGGTAGGCATTGCAGGGGCAAGAAGGCCATCGTGTTTGCCAGCAACATTGCATCGAGCAAGGAGGTCTGCGCTGCTTTGCAGATTGCAGGTCACAACGCCCGCCATGTGGACGGAACCATGAGCCGCCAAGACCGGGCCGATGTGTTGGCATGGTTCAAGCATGCACCCGACGCTATCCTTTGCAACTGCGACTTGATGACCACCGGCTTTGACGAGCCAACCATCGAGGTCGTTATCCTATACCGGGCAACCGCAAGCCTTCCCCTATTCATGCAGATGGTGGGCCGTGGCTCCAGGGTGACCCCGACCAAGAAGGGGTTCACCATACTTGACTTTGGGAACAACGTGCAGACCCATGGCTTTTGGGAGAACCGGCAGCAATGGTCCCTCAAAAAGAAACGCAAGAAGAAATCCGATGGCGTTGGCGGGGCGAAGAACTGCAAGGGATGCGAGGCGATTATTCCCGTCGGGGCGATGAAGTGCAAGCATTGCGGCTACGAGTATCAGCGCAAGCCGCAAGAGCAGGGCGAGATGGTGGACCTGCACTTGATGACCAAGGCCCAGGGCATGAAGTTAGCCACGACCAGCAGCATGTACCAAAAGGCACAACTGGCCAAGGCTAAAGTAATTTCACCGTTCTGGGTGTTGCACAACCAATGCAAGAGCAAAGCCGAAGCCTTGGAGTTTATCCGCTATATGGGATGGAAGCCAGGCTGGGCCTTCCACAACAAAGACCGTTTCCCAATCCTAAAATAACTTACCCATGCAAGAGTTCAAGATTCAATCCGAGTGCTTCCAATGGCACTGGAATAACTTCGCCGACCAGCGGGGCCGATTGTTCACCGTCAACAACAATGCCCCGTCTGCGTATGCTGGAAGCGTGATGAAGGCCATGGGCGTGGTTGCGGGGGTGAGCGACATGATATACCTATCCGCCGCTGGGGCCGTGTTCCTAGAGTTCAAAGACCCCAAGGGCAAGCAGTCCCTCTCGCAGAAATGGTGGCAGGGGGTCGTGGAGGAGGCTGGGTACAGGTACGAGGTCATCCGAAGCGTGGAGGAATTTCAGCGTGTGTTGGCTGAATGTGGGTAGGTTGTTTATATCTTTGACCTACTAAACCAAACAGTATGAAAACATTGTCCTATTCAGTAAGCATTGAATGCTCCACCTTTAACCGCCAGCCTCTTGTTTTGACTTGCATGAACTTTGAGCATGGCGTAACTGTTGCCGAACAAACCGCATCCCGCCTTGGTCTTATGGGCCGTGTCTATGTCACGGGGTCTTGCGGTAAGTCAACTTGGTTTTGGCCTCGTTAACCATGCGCCGCTTCCTGCTCCTTCTGCTCCTGACCGCCTGCACCAACAACCGCCCTTGGAAGGTTATTGAGGTACGGGCCAAGGGGGATGCCTGCGAGTATGTGTTGTCCCGCTCCAACGGATTCGGGCCGCAGGTAAAAATCAAGACCGATACTTGCGGGAAGTACACATTATTCCAAACCATAAATGCAAAGTGATGACACCAAAACAAAAAGCAAACGATTTAATACATAAATTTTTTTCAAACGCATTACCAGATGCGGTAGAGTGTGATTTGAATGTGGGCAAACAATGTGCCTTGATAGCAGTTGAAGAAATTTTAACACGAATGATTGGAAGTCGTGCATATAGTTTTAATGAAAAACTTTTTTGGAGTGAGGTCAAATCCGAATTGCAGTCTTTGTAAAACCCCTAACCCATGAAACCAACCCCCACCGATTTCCGACGCTGGCAAATCCACATCCGCAAGGAGTGCGTGAACTGCGACCGCCCCGACCGCTCCGAAACCATCAAGCCTTGGTCCGTGAACTGGACCCTGCTCGGTCGCATCCTCCAAGCCAAAAACGCATGACCATGCCCTGGATAAGACCCCAAGACCGAATGCCCGAAGAAGGCATTCCCGTGCTGATTACCGATGTGGAAGGACTGCAAATCGTTGCTTGGTATGATGGGAGTATGTGGCACTCCGAGAACCACTCCTGGTTCACCCGTGAAGTCAACTACTGGATGCCCATCCCCGAAATCGTTTAAGCCATGACCTGGATAGCCTGCAAAGACCGAATGCCGAAAGACGGGGAAGATGTAATATTTTTCGCTTTTGGTGTAGATATACTGGTTGGGTTCTTTACGGAATCTATACAAGAGTGGTGCATTCATTATGCTGATAAAACATACCCAACAAAAAATCAAGTGACCCATTGGATGCCACTTCCCGAACCCCCACCCCCCAGCAAATGACCCCAGCCCTCATTCACCACCTCGTTGACACCACCGCCGCTATATTCGGCATCACGCCCGACCAGGTGCGGTCTTCGTCACGGGAACGGCCCTGTGTCATCGCTCGGAACATCGTTGCCGACATCGCCTACAACGAGTACCTATTCACCTTCATGGCTATTGGGAAGGAGTTGAACCGCCACTATAGCACAATCATCATCAACTTGGAATCCTTCCACAACGACTGTAAAGCGAAGCCCCAACTCCGCTACCTGCGGAGGCAAGTTTTCAACAACGCCCAAGAGTATTTGCAGACCGCAGAAGGGGCGTATATTACTGACACTCTGCAACTTCCGCCCACCGAATAGCCCAAAACCGCACACATCCCCAAGGGGTCGGCCTAACCGCTGACCCCTTTTTTTTGCAATCTTTGTGCATGGCATCCGCAGAACAAACGATACTGGACCTCTACCGCACGGGTGAAATCCGAAAGGCTTGCCTCACCATAACGGGGGGCGACCCGCTTTGGAGGGACTTGGAACAGGAGTGCGTGCTGATTCTGCTGGAGAAAGACCCCGCCAAAATCTTGCAAATCCAGTCGCAGGGCTACTTCAAGTTCTATGTGGTCCGCTTGCTGCTGAACCTCTACCGAGGCAAGAACAACCAGTTTGCCCAAAAGTACCGTCACCACGACCTGCTCGAGGAACTGGACCCCGATTCCCCTATTCCCCAAGCGGAGTACGATTCTCTGATGGACGACCTTTGGGCCATCGCTGAAGCCGAGATAAACACTTGGGCGAAGGACGGGGCGTTCCCTTATGACAAGGAACTGCTACGCCTGCACCTCCGCACGGGGAACATGAAGAAACTATCCCGTGATACAGGCATCCCGTACCGTTCTATAATCTATTCCATCGACCAAGCCAAGGCCAAAATCAAGGCCGCCATTCAATCCCATGGACACGCTGATATTTCCCCTGCTGATAAGTAGTTTGACCGCCCTCGCAATCGCCGAGTACCATGTCCTGCCCCAATGGTGGTACACGACTTGGCTGGGAAGGCACAAGCCGTTCAGTTGCGTCACCTGCCTGACCTTTTGGGTGGCGGTGGCCCTGACCCTGCCCACCTGCGGATGGGTTCTCGCCCCTGTTTACGGCCTCGCCTCTGCGGGGCTAACCGTTGTCATCCTCCAAGTCACGAACCGATGACCCAAGACGAGTACCTGCTGGCAACCAAGCACCGCCATTACTGGGAACAATACCAAGCCGCCCTGTTCATGCGGCTCTCCCCCGAAGCGGTCCACGACCTGCAGACCATCCTTGTGGCCCACGGACGACCGAACACGAATTGGTGGTGCGCTGACTGCGTAAAATCGGCCCTATCCTACATTTACCAAGAGGCGGACCAATTCGCCGAAGCCAACCACCACACCGTTACCCATGCCCTCAACCAAAGCCCCCAACGATGAGGCCCAAGTCCAAGCCCGCATGGATTCGCTGATGATGGTCATCACGACCCTCTGCGACTGCATTGGTGCGGTGGAGGAATCCAACTCGCCCAACGCCTTTGCGGTCAAGATGAAAATCGTGGACAAGATTGACGAACTGATTGACAAAATAGAGTATTGATGCACCCAACAAGGATATTCAAGACCCCCGAAGACCTTGGAAAAGCATGGGCCGCCTTCAAGGAGGATGTGAAGGTCCAAGGCGAACAATGGAAGCGGGTGCAGTATGTCGGGAAGGATGGGTTAAAGAAGGAAGACCCCGCCAAAGTGCCGCTAACCTTGGAAGGGTTCAAGCGGTTTTGTCGCAATAATTACGGGGAGGTCCAGCACTATTTTGAGAACAAAGAGGGTTACTACGAGGAGTTCGGTGGTATCTGCCGTGCGATTCGGGAAGAAATCCGAGAGGACCAAATCATTGGCGGCCTGCTCTCGTTTTACAACCCCTCCATCACGCAGCGGTTGAACGGCTTGGTTGAGAAGCAGGAAACCAGCATCACCATCGAGCAGCCGCTTTTTGGGGAATAGTATTGCGGGTTTACGAAAGGCCCGTATCTTTGCATCAGTCAGGTGGCGGAATTGAGCATCGGCTTACGATAGTCCTTCAAACGGGAAGTGCGCATACCCTACTATCGGCCCTCCCCTGACTACACGGCTATGTGGTGGGAGGCCACCCATACAACACCTTGTATGATTGCGGGTTCAACTCCTGCCATGGCCGCAAAACCATTTCGTTGACGCCAACAAAATGATGTTCCAGTACACCACCGCCATCCGCAAAATTCGGGCGATGACCGCTCGGAAGAAGGTGATACAAGGTGGCACAAGTGCGTCCAAAACCTTCGGCATCCTTGCGGTGCTGATTGACCACGCCGCTCGGTTCCCCAAGTCGGAGATTTCGGTTGTATCCGAATCCGTGCCTCACCTACGACGGGGGGCCATCAAGGACTTCGCCAAGATCATGCAATGGACCCATCGTTGGGTTCCCGACCGCTGGAACAAGACCCTCCTGCAGTACAACTTCGCCAACGGGTCCACCATTGAGTTCTTTTCCGCTGATTCGGAAGCCCGCCTCCGAGGGGCAAGGCGGCAGGTCCTCTACATCAACGAGGCCAACAATATCGACTTCGATTCCTACTACCAGTTAGCCATCAGGACCAGCCAAGAAATCTACATCGACTTCAACCCCACCCACGAATTTTGGGCGCACACCGAGGTCCTCCCCGAAGCGGATGCGGAGTTTCTAATCCTCACCTACCAAGACAACGAAGCCCTTCCTGATACGATTCGGAACGATATAGAACTAAACCGAGCCAAAGCGGAGCATTCCGCATACTGGGCGAACTGGTGGAAGGTGTACGGCCTCGGTCAAGTCGGGACGCTCCAAGGGGCTATCTACGGCGATTACACGGTGGTTGAGGGTATAGACCCAAGCACGATGAAATTCGTCGCCTACGGGCTTGACTGGGGGTTCAGCAACGACCCCACGGCCTTGGTCGCCGTGTACCGCAGGGGTGATGACCTATTCATTCACGAACTGCTCTATCATCGGGGCTTGACCAACTCCGACATAGCAACAAGGTTGAAGGAGTTCGGCATTACAAGGGCGTGGGAAATTGTGGCCGATTCAGCAGAACCGAAGTCAATCGAGGAAATCTACCGCCTCGGATTCAATATCAAGCCCGCATCCAAGGGACCCGATTCGGTCAGGCAGGGGATAGATGTGGTCAAGCGGTTTAACCTTCATGTGACCAAGGATTCCGTGAACCTGATAAAAGAACTCCGCTCGTACACTTGGGCCACGGACAAGGACGGCAAGGACACGGGGGTCCCGATTGATTCCTACAACCACGCCTGCGATGCGCTCCGCTATGTGGCCCTCAACAAATTGGCCGTGAGCAACTCGGGCAAGTATCTTGTGGTGTAACTTTGGGGCATGAACCTCGAATCCATCCTTGACCTTGCCCTCGCCATCGGTCGGGTCGTGCTGGCCTTGGTGTTTATCGGCTGCATCTTAACCCTCCTTATTCAATGAAACTATACACAGAAGAACAAATAAAGTATTTCTTTGAATGTGGTAGAAATTACCAAAATAACGCAGAAATTACTTTTCGAGTAGCGCGAGATGAAATGCCTACTAAACCGATAGAACTGCCAACGGACGAGGAAATTCACGAAGCAGGAAAAGGTCGACGTACAGTCCTTCCGTCCTTCGTTTATGGCGCACAATGGATGCGTGACAAAGTGCAAGGAAACCAAATTATAGAGCCATGAAACTCATCCACTATTACCACATCTACTGCGGCGGAGGCGGCCAATGGCAACTCATCATGCATCAGCACATGATGGCCCTGTGCAACTACGGGCTGATAGAACAGTTGGACGAGATTCGTGTCGGCATCGTCGGCCCTCCCGACCAGCGGAAAGTCGTGAAAGAAATCTTGGACAACTCGCTCGTCGCCGCCAAAATTAAGGTGGTGGTCACCCGAACCAACGCATGGGAGCAAGCGACCCTCACCGAGATGTACAAGGCGAGCCAAACCGAGGATGCGGCCTACCTGTACGGGCATACGAAGGGGTCCGCTGACCCGTCGCTGGTTAAGCAGATGTGGTGCAGGTCTATGATATTCTTCAATATCGTGGCATGGGAACGCTCCCTTGTGGAACTGGAGAAAGTGGACTGTGTTGGAACGCATTGGCTCACCACCGAGCAGTTCCCCCAAATAGCGGACCAAAACAACCCCGACGGTTACCCCTACTTTGCAGGGAACTTTTGGTGGGCCAAGTCAAGCCATGTGCGGGAACTTGGCGAACCCGTAAGGGAACACCGCTACCAAGCCGAAACTTGGATTGGAAAGCGGGAAGGGATGACCGTATACGACCCAAAC